CGGGGATGCGTCAGCACCATGGAGTAGATGGCGTCCAGTTCTGCCAGCGTAGTCGCGTCGGAGACGGCTGCGCCAGAAGGCAGACGGAGGGAACGAACCACCCCTCCAAGAGAGAGGAGAGAAGTCGTGTTGCGGATGCGGATGGAAAAGCTTTGCGGAGCAAGGGTGTCACAGTCGAGCGAAGCGACGTTGGTGGCCTCGAGACGAGTCTGCGAGTTCACGCCAACGCCACCTGTGTGGTCGTAGAGGTTACCTAAGGCACCACTTGCGTTCCGCGAAGTTTTGCCTGCCAAGCCGCCTACAATGACGACCATCCGCCGATCGGTAGTCGTAGAAGTAGTAACGGGCACCATGCTGATGGACTTCAACAACACGGCCGGGGCAGTCGGGCTAGTAAACGCGGGGACAGAGTCTGTAAACGCATTCACAAAGCCACCGAAAGCCTCAGGGCCATAGCCATTGGCACGCATCAACAAGTACCGTGAGGGCCGCGCACGTCGGCGCCCAACCGGCCCATGACCAGATCGGGTGGCGACTGCAGCAGCAGGCCTCTTGTTCTGACGTTGCTTCTTCTTCGGCATCGCGGGGATGTAAAAAGGACAGGAGAGGGATGCTCGCGAAGGAGCCTGCAGCAACAAGCTGCAGCAAAAGTAAAAAGTGGCCGAGGGCCAGCTAGGCTCACAAAGGAGCGAGAGGGGGTGGCCGAGGGCCAGCTAAGGGCTCGTGAACGAGCCGAGAGAGATGTGGAAGAAACCACAGGGGAGCGCTTTGATGCACTGCTTTGGTGCCTCTGCAAAAGTCTCCAGCTGCGGCAGGGCTTCAGCCGCTAAACAGACCACACTAGTCCTGGTTGACGTCGGGGCGCAAGAACTGGCTCGAGTCAGCTGCTGACCAGTTCCAACCCATGACGTCGCACGCCTTGGTGAAGACGCTACGGGACTCGGGAGAGTGGCGGAGCGCGAAGAGCACGCCCCCGATATTGTCGGGGGACGGTTCTATGAAGCTCAGACGCGCCGTTGACTTGGCGACATTCAGAAACTTCGCAGACCATCCGGCCGACGATTTCCGGTACTCGTGGGATAGGAATTCGATCCCATCCGTCTTCGCTGTCTCCTTGAGGGAGCCCTCCTTGGTGACGACACCGAACAGGCGGTGCAGGTGGTCGTCCAAGAGGCCCCTGAAGAGGAGGTCGTCCCCGACCGCGATGGCGCTTGTCGCTCCGGCCACTCTTGCCTTCAAAAGCCTTATGAAGGTATTTTGGCCGGACGTCGAAGGCGTCCCCGAGGCAGTGATGCCATACTTGTCGAGCTGATAGAGGTCCTCGCCGAAGGAAACGGTGTGAGCCGACGTGACGAAGGCCTCAGCGAACATCAAATTGATCAAGCAGGCATCATCCTGCCGATCCAAATTGACGACTCGCCGAGCGCAGTCTGACACGAGGTCCAAACGCGTAACGGAGAGGTCCCAGCCCGAAGCATCGGCTGAGCTCACCAGGCCAGGGCCTGGGAACACTTCGTCGATGAGCTTGCCTGTTCTGGCAATGCCCTCGTCGTGGTGCCCCACGCCAATGCCCGGGATGAACAAACCGTTGTTCGGGGGGCGCACTAGCTCCTCGTCCTGGTAGTCCTTGATGTCGCGTTTGTTCTGCCCTCCGTGGAGGAGGGACTGAACTGCAGCGTCCACCGTGGACGTATTCCAGATCAAGCGCCAGCGCTCGGTGGCCCGCTTCTTGGAGTCGTGCGGTTCATCCTTGATGAACAAATCTTTCGGGTCGCACAGACCGACTTCGAAGAGCTCACCGGACGTCATCGTCGGGATCTTTGACCTGTAGATGAACCTCAGCATCAGCCTTTGGTACACGATGAGGGTCAACTCATCCCCGTGAGCGTCCACGAGAGCCTTCTTCGACAGATTTCTCCATCGCTCGGTCCATCCCGAAGACTTGTCTTCGAACGAATCGAAGACGCGCTGCTTGCCATCGACGCCTTGCCTCAACCAAAACTCTTCTCTGGGAAGAGCGTTGTAGTTAAGGCAAACATCCTGGAAGC